AGTCTCGCGGGTCACGCCGTCGGACAAAGACGGCGACGAAACGGCGGTAGCCAAGCCGAAAAAGCGCAGCAAGGACTTCCTTGAGATGGACGCAGCGGAGAAAAAAGCATGGCTCGCACACCCAACGGAATGAATACCGTCATCCAAGTTGACCCGCTGACCCCGGAACAGTTTGTGTTCTGGGCGAAGGGCTATGTCGAAGGCCGTGGCGAGGATCAGCTACAGAACGATCCGGCCGCTGCCCTCGGTACCATTATCGAGGCTCTGCACGCCGTTTATATCCCGCAGCCCACACGCGGCGGCTGCGGTTGCGGCGGTAAAGGATAACCATGCCCGTCAACACCGAAATCGCGTCGAAAACGTGGTACCGCTATGCGTACTGCCGAGACAATGGCCATATGGAGTACGTACAGAAGGACGATAAATGCAATGCGTTCTTTCGTGGCGACCAGTGGGATCAGGCCGATCTGGCAGCACTGAAAGCGGTTCGGCGCCCGGCGTTGACGATCAATAAGATCATCTCGACCATCGGCAACGTGATGGGGGAGCAGATTTACAACCGCTCTGAGATCAGCTTCCGCCCGCGCTCAGGCGCCCCGGACACCACGGCAGAAATCCTGACCAAAGTGTTCATGCAGATCAGCGACAACAATCAGCTCGACTGGCGCCGCAGCGATATGTTCGCGGATGGGGCCATCGGCTCGCGCGGCTTTCTGGATGTGCGGATCGCTTTCGACGACTCAATGCAGGGGGAGGTGAAGATCGACAACCTCAACCCGAAGAACGTCATCATCGACCCGGACGCCGACAGCTACGACCCGGACGAGTGGAATGAGGTGTTCACGAGCAAGTGGGTCACCGCTGACGACATCGCCCTGCTCTACTCCACTGAAGACGCCGAGCTGCTGCGTGGGCGTGAGCAGAGCTGGTTCCCCTACGGCTACGACAGTATCGAGCGCCACCGCGACCGCTTCGGCGACCGGTTCAATGCGTTCTATGCCGGCGCCTATGACCAGAGCAGCGTGCTGCGCAACCTGCGGGTGATCGAACGCCAGCATCGGATGCTGGACAAGCAGCTGCACTTCGTCAACCCGAAGACCGGTGACATGCGGGCCATCCCGAACGACTGGAGCCGCGACCGTATCGCCTACATCGCCCAGCAGTTCGGCCTGAACACCACCAAGAAGCTGGTCAAGCGTATCCGCTGGACAGTGATCTGCGACAACGTGGTGCTGCATGACGACTGGAGCCCATACAAGCACTTCACCGTCGTACCGTATTTCCCCTATTTCCGTCGCGGCAAGACCATCGGTCTGGTAGAGAACCTGCTCAGCCCGCAGGAGCTGCTGAACAAGGTCTCCAGCCAAGAGCTGCACGTCATCAACACCACCGCCAACAGCGGCTGGAAGGTGAAAGCCGGCGCGCTGACCAATATGAGCATTGAGGAACTGGAACAGCGCGGCGCGCAGACCGGTCTGGTGCTTGAGGTCAACGAGATCGACGGCGTCGAGAAGATTCAGCCCAACACCACCCCTACCGGCCTCGACCGCATCACCTACAAGGCTGAGGAACACATCAAGGGTATCTCCGGTGTGTCCGACAGCATGCAGGGCATGGATCGGGAAGATGTCGCCGCCAAGGCGATTCAGGCCAAGCGCCAAGCCGGTTCGACCAATCTGGTCAAGCCGCTGGACAGTCTGGTGCGCTCCGATTTCATCCTTGCTCGCAACGTGCTCGATCTGGTGCAGCAGTTCTACACCGAAGAACGCATCATCACCGTCACCCACGACAAGATGACCGGCGAGACCGAGGAATTGCACCTGAACAGCCCGACCCCGGAAGGTGAGGTCTTGAACGACCTGACGCTGGGTGAGTACGACGTAGTCATCAGTTCGGTACCGGTGCGGGAGACACTGGAAGACAGCCAGTTCGATCAGGCCATGGCCATGCGCGAACAGGGTATCGAGATTCCGGACACCTTCGTCATCGAGAACAGCCGGCTGCTGCGCAAGCGCGACCTGCTCAAGTCGATGGAAGAAGCGCAGAACAGCCCCGAGGCACAAGCTCAGGCGCAGCTGCAGCAACGCGGTATGGCTGCGGAAGTGGCCAAAACCGAGGCAGAAGCGACGGCCAAACAGGCCGACGCCGGGCTCAAGCAGGCGAAGTCCCAAAAGGAGATCGCCGGCATTGGCCACAAGGATGCCGAGCTGGCGCTCAGCGCCCAGCAAGACAACCAGCAAGACAAGATGCTGGAAATGCAGATGGATCAGCAACGGCACGAGCAGGAAATGCAGCAAGAACGTGAGCGCTTCGAAATGGAGATGGCTCAGAAACAGGCAGAGTTCCAACAAACCGCGCAGTTGAAGCAGCAGGAAGCCCAAGAGCGGATGCGCCAGCAACGAGTACAGTCCGTACTCCAAGCCCAACAACCTCAGCAACAGCAACCGCAGGACAAAGGAGGCAGTAATGGCAAAACTAGCGCGTAATTTATTCGCTCGATTCATGGCGCCGGCAGACGACGGCGCCGATCTGGGCTTGAACGCCGACCGGGGCGACAACCTCACCCCGCCGGCACCCGCCGATACCACAACCGAACATGACGCAGCCGCTGCGGAGCTGGGCCTGAAGTCTGAGGATGAGGCCGAAAACGCCGACGGTGACGACGAGACTGACGAAGAAGCCGAGAAGAAGGCCAAGAAACCCAAGGACGAGCCACGCATTCCGAAATCGCGTCTGGACAAAGTCCTGAAGGAGCTGCAGGACGCCAAGGAGCAGCTGGCCAAGACCCAGCAGACCCAGCAGCAGGAAGAAAACAACGCCGACCTGAAGGCTGCCCAAGGCCGCTTGGGCGACCTCGAAAAACAGCTGACCAAGCAGATCGCCGACGGCGAGACCGAGAAAGCCGCAGCCACGCTGGCCAGTATCCGCGAGTTGTCCGAAGCGATCTCGGACTTCAAGGCGGAAACCAAAGCAGCACAAGCCACTGCGCAGGCCGTTGAGCAGGTACGCGAGAGCATGGTGATTGACCGGATCGAAGAAGCCTACCCGGAGTTGAACCCGTCACACGAAGATTACGACGAGTCCAAGATCGCCAAGGTACTGAAAATCCGCAACGGCCTGATGGCCACGGGCGACAGCCGCAGCGCTGCCATGCAGGAAGCTGTCAAGCTGGTGATGGGTGACCCGAAAACAGCCAAGGAACGCACCGCTGTCGACGTGACTCCGCGTGTCAGCAAGGAAGACATCGCCGGCAAGCGCAAGGCTGATGCCGTGGCACGCAACACTGACGCGGCTAACAAGCAGCCGCCGACCACCGCTAAAGTCGGTACCGACAGCGATAAGCTGGGCGGCGGCTCACTGAAGGCGGAAGACGTGATGAAGATGACTCAGGACGAGTTTGCTCAACTGGACGAGAAGACTCTCGCCAAAATGCGTGGGGATGAAGTGTGATGAAGACCCTTGAGAAATACTTCCACGAGAACATGGACCGGGATGTGATCGACTTCTCGGTTCGCGCCCGCAGTTTCGGTCAGGGCAAGGTCGGGTTCTATATCCACCCGGACAGCCGCGACGGTGAGACGCTGGACTTCATGGTTCAGGGTAACGAGCTGCGCTGCCCTACTCTGAGCACCGACGGCTTCGGTTTCGGTATCGCGCTGACCATCCTGAAGAACGGCGGCAAGGTACGGCGGACTGGCTGGAACGGCAGAGGGATGTGGGTCGAAATGCAGCGCCCCGACGAGGGCAGCAAAATGACCTTACCGTATCTGTACCTGAACTATCCAGACGACGCAGCGAATACTCCGGGCGCGCGGGTGCCGTGGCTGGCCAGCCAGTCCGACATTCTGGCGACTGATTGGGAGCCCGCACAATGAAAATCACCAAAGAACACGTCGAGTCGTTAATCGCCGACGGCAAATTCATGCGCGTACCAGATAGCAACACTACCCTCTGCGCGCTGTATACGCAGTGCGGCTTTGTCGTTACCGGGGAAAGCGCGTGTATCGACGCTGCGGACTTTGATGTCGAGGTCGGCCAGCGCCTTGCTTACGAGATGGCCTTCCAGAAGCTCTGGGACTTTGAAGCGTACTATGTGAAGCGTAAGAGCGGCGGCGATCTAATCAAGACAGCCACTGAGAAAAGCAGTATCATTACCCCGTGAGTTCATTGTTTACTCTCAAGTATTAGCCATTAAGCCGCGCGTCATTGCGCGGCTTCTTTTTTTCCTCTACTATTCGATCTAAGTTCGATCTACATTCGAACGCCCCGTTCTCAGGTACGTGACCTGATCGATTCGCTCCCGTAAGGAACGCCTTTCTCGCAAGTCGCAGCGATATGCCGACGCCAGTGATTTTCCCTTTTTGTCATTTTTTGGAGAGACACCATGTCTTTAACCAATTTTGGCGCGCTGACATCGGAACAGAAAACAGTCTGGTCGATGGACTTGTGGAAACAGGCGCGCAACCAATCATTCATTAATCGCTTCCTCGGCAAAGGCTCGAATTCGATGATTCAGCACATCACTGAGCTGAAGAAATCGGAAAAAGGCGCACGTGCCGTTATTACCTTGCTGGCCGATCTGACCGGTGACGGCGTTGCGGGTGACCGTACGCTGGAAGGTAACGAAGAAGCCATGCAGTCGTTCGATCAGGTAATCAAGATCGACCAGCTGCGCCACGCAAACCGTCACGAAGGCCGTATGGCCGACCAGAAGTCCATCGTTGAATTCCGTGGCAACTCCAAAGACGTGCTGTCGTACTGGCTCGCCGACCGTATGGATCAGCTGGCATTCCTGTCGCTGGCTGGTGTGTCGTTCAGCAAGACCAACCGTGGCGCGACCCGTATCGGTTCCGATCTGCAGTATCTGGAATTCGCGTCCGATGTTTCGGCGCCGTCGGCTAACCGCCGCCTGCGTTGGGACGGCACTGCCAAATCGCTGGTAGTAGGCGGCGCGACTTCGGCCGTGACCACTGCTGATACCCCGACTTGGAACATGCTGGTGCAGCTGAAGGCTTACGCCAAAGACCACTACATTCGCGGTATCAAAGAATCCGGTGGTGAGGAAACTTTCCACGTATTCCTGACCCCGCAAGCGATGGCCAAGCTGAAGCTCGATCCGGACTACATGGCCAACGTTCGCCACGCGGTAACTCGCGGAGAAGGTAACAACCTGTTCACCGGCTCCAGCGTCAAGATCGACGGCCTGTACCTGCATGAATTCCGTCACGTTTACAACGTGGCCAATGCGGGCGCGGGTAACCAGTGGGGTGCAGGTAGCAACGTCAACGGTTTCGCGTTGGCATTCTGCGGCGCACAAGCACTGGGTATGGCCGACATCGGCGCTCCTGAGTGGGTTGAAAAAGGTTTCGACTACGAGAACCAGCAAGGTATCTCGGTTTCGAAAATCTTGGGTTTCCTGAAGCCTAAGTTCAGCTCGATTTACGAGAACGGTGCGGTTGAAGACTTCGGTGTCATCAACGTGTACTGCGCTCAATAAGGAGAACTGACATGGCTTTGGTTAAAAAAGTACGTTCCGCTCAAGTTCCTTTGATCCTTGAATTCGTTATCAACATGGCTGACACCATGGCCAACACCTCCGGTGTTGTTCAGGGTCTGAACGCCGCAGGCGCTTTTGACTTCGCTGATGCCCCTCCGGGCTTCCAGCTGGTCAGCGGTGCTGCTGTTACTGAGACCGCTCTGTCGGGCGGTGGCGTAACTGCCGCCACTCTGGCACTGGGCGACTCGGCTTCGGCTACCCGCTACGCTGCCGCCGCTACCGTTCTGGCAGCCGGCGCAACCGTTGCAGCAGTGCCTACCGGCTACACCGGTCAGGGCGAGTCGTTGCGCGCCACGCTGGCGTTTACTGGCGGTAGTCCTACCGCCGGCAAAATCCGCGTACGCCTGACTTACATGCTCGACGGCCGCGCCAGCGAAGTTCTGTAACCAACACACCGGGGGCTTCGGCCCCCGGTGTGTATCACTCAAAGGAATAGGCGATGGATTTCGTTCTGAACCGCAACAAGACCGTGTCGTCCACCAAGGGCCACACCATCGAATTTATCAAGGATGTACCGACGCACGTCCCAGCCGAAATGCACTCGGAAGTGATGGCGATCGGTGCGATCCCCACCGACGAACTGCCGGTGGAAAAGACCGTAGACAACCCCGAACCACAAGACCCGCAGGCTCGCAAGCAGCTCATCATTGACGCTATCGAGACGCTGGTATTGCGCGGTAAACGTGAAGACTTCACGGCTTCTGGCTTGCCGGATGTACGCGCACTGAAAGAAATCTTGGGCTTCGGTATCAACCACAAAGAGCGTGATGCTCTGTGGGGTGAAGTTCAGGCCAAGCAGCGCGGCGAGGAAGCCTAAATGGACTCGACCCGCCTGTACGAGCTGTTCCGTAGCGAGATCGCCGACACCGCCGAGCCCTATCTCTGGGCCGACGACGAGGTGTTCCACTACGCGAACGAAGCGCAGAAGAAGTTCTGCCGGCTCACAGGCGGGCTCGCTGATGCCTCCACCCCGTCGGTAGTAGAAGTGACGCTCACGGCGGGGAACCCATGGGCTGCTCTCAGCCCGCTCATTCTGAAAGTTCGCGGGGTCAACGGTGCCGATGGGCGCTATATCGAGCCGCTGAACTTCGAAGACCTGCAAGAACGCAAGATCAAGATCGGTGACCTCCATGCCACCCCGACGGCGCTGATCCTCGGGATGGAGACCGACAAAGTCCGGGCCTACCCGGTACCGGTCGCCAACGAAGTACTGGAGCTGCTGGT